CTATACGTACACGATATCTACCAGAATTCTTTGGGTCTGCTCCCTTTTCAGATTCAATTTGCCCGATCCACCAAGAAAAACCATCGGAACCAATCTGATTTACTGGAAATAAAGAGGATAATACTGGATCCATATCACTTTACATTGCTCGTGCCGTCTTTCATACCATAGATGTCACGAATTAATTCTAATCTAGTGGTACAGCTACTGCTATTTAGGAAGGTATTGTTATGAGATAGAGCAGAGATTAAATATGTACCACTGTTTTCTGTATCATACTTTTCAGTCTCTCTTGTTTTTTCTGACACCATGTTAGGTAACATGACTTTAATTTTATCACCAACTTTGAGATTCATATTTCCAGGCACCTGAATTTCCATCTTCTGATTCTCCATAAAATAATGGCGGGCAATGCTTTGTCCTAACCAATGCTTTTGGTAGTCTGGAAAGCTAGATCCATTTCCGTTTGGATTATCCCTCTCGTCTGTGGATCCAGGAGTCTCATCGTCATGCCAAGTTTCGTGGTCTATTACTAATGACATAACTCTACTAGGATTAGTAGAGAGTTCACTTTGCATCGAACCTAGTTTAGATTGACTGCCTAGGTGTGCCATGTTATTATAATTCTCTTGTAAATTATATCGATACTCTTCATAGTATCCTGTTGACCAGTTATACATTACGAGTTGACTGGCGAAGGTTCCATTTCTCATTTGATCTAGAATATCTAGTTCATTTGTATACTGATACTCTTGTATGACATATCTGTCGCCTGGTTTAGATGGCTTTGCTTCATAGGTAGCAACCTCTGCTTTTCCTTTGAAGTTATCATCTCCAGTACTGTAATAGTAATCAACCGAGTTGAAATTAAATCCATCTTTGTTTTCAAAGAAAAGATATCCAGCAGTACCAGATGATGTCTTTGTATCTCCAGACAATCCAGTCTTCCCTCCAGTTGTCGTTTTACTAGCAGACTCACTAACTTTAGATGAAGTATTTGAAACTGCTTTCTGTGCTATCGATTGAATAATTGAGTGTGCTTTCTTACCGTTGGGATAAAACTGTACATGATACTTACACGTCTCTTTATTAACTTCTTTGTCTGTGTTGAGATATTCTTTTAGAATTTTTTCAACAATAGTATCTGGTGTTCCTTTAAGAATCTCTGTTAACCTAACACCTTCATTGTATAATGCTTCTTTAGATATCAGTGCTAAGTTATATGTCTGTAAACTCTTTGTGAATGATCTATTGTATACCTTCCACACATGTAAATTATAATCAAACGTCTCACCAGCAAAATCTTTTACCTCTACATATACTTGCTCGCCACCTTGAATTGGTAAAGTACTGATCAAGTTGTTACCAGAGTCAACAACGTTTGCTACAGCAGTTACAAAAGGATTTTTAATACTTTCGTAGTAAAAGAATCCAGTGATTGCTTTTGTGATATCTGTAGCGTTCCCTTTGATATCATAAATGAGTGCTTTGATTAGTTCAATTGAACTGGTAGTAGAATCGTTTGCCATCTTAATAACTCCATTGATACAAGCTACTAATACCAGTTGGATTTGTAACACTGTACAAACTACGACTAGTCATATCAGTTCGTTGCTTTTGTTGATTGGATGCTGCTGCTTGCTGTAACATCAAAGTTACGAATGGGTTTTGTGCTGGAGCTCCTGGTGGTGCTGGAGCAGCAGGGGTTAGCAATGGATTTGCTGCCTGTGCTCCTGGGTCGGATCCAGGTAGAGCAACTGGTGGTTGGTTGGCAACCTGAGGCATAGCGGCACTCTCTACTGAGTTAGCAGATCCAGCAGCACCGTGAGCAAGTCTAACGTTGGTGCCAATGATACGTGCTGTCCTACCACTACCACCACTAATATCATTAGTAACATTGGTAACTTTGAGTGGGAATTTGAGTCTCATGTTACCATTCTGTGACTCTTGCATATCAATGCCACCCTGAGTTCTTCCAGGCTTAGTGTGTGCCCGTTGCTCAGCAGCAATTAGAGATTGTAACTCAGCATCAGATATTCCTTGGTGAGCATCACGTACAACATTTCCAAAGTGAATTTTTGATCCTCTTGCCAGCATCATCTTTGCTGAAGTGAAGGCAACGTCGCGTGCCTGTTTGAATCCAGCTTCATCAGCTGATGGAGGAGTTAAATGATAGTGTGTGGCATATCCCCTATTAGTATTCTGTCCACCCTCACTACCTAAACCAGAACCACCTTGAATGAATCCCCCAGGACCATTAGGATCTTGTGCTTGAATAGTTTCTCCCGCCCTCATGCTAGCACCGAGATCAGCACCACCAGCACCAGGAGGAGGAGTAGTACTAGGACTAGTGCCATCACTACCAGTTTCGGATTCTGATTCTCCGTCAAAATATTTTGTTGGATCAAACGTTGCTGCCTGAGCAGAACCTCCAAACATGGAAGTGACCAGGGTTGCTGGCAATCCAAATGCCCCAGCAAGAGGAGCAGCAATAGGATTAAGGACTGGCTTTAACATGTCGCCAAGTCCACCAAGTTTTTTCATCACGTTAGACAGGAGACCCAGCATTAATCCACCACCCACTTGTGATGGTAGTTGCATGACCTTGGACATCGGATCTGTAATGTCTTTACCAGCAGATCCTTGCCCTGCTGCTTTAAACATTTTACCCATACTGTTATTCCTATTGAGAGGAATAACACTATCTCCAGGATTTAATTTAGTAACAGTAGGATTGTCTACAATACCACCTGATGCCATTTTTACTGGGGCAGATGGCATCCTAGGAGTGAATCCGCCACCACCAAACATACCACCACGGTCACCAGCACCCTTTGCTGCCCATGGTGTGGGAGAATTCATTGGTTGGGGACCAATAGGATTAGTGTATTGTGTTTTGCCTGCTTTATTTTTACCACCACCAAACAGTTTCATTAATTTGCCACCCCAGTCCATCACAGTACCTAGGATGCCACCACCTTTTACTTCTTCATTTCCAGCACCAGCAGCAGCAAGATTACCACTACGATCAATCTGATTTTCCATGCTATCTTCTTTAGCAGTGGCTTCAGCATCTTCTCGTTGGTCTAATGCCAATTCTAGTTGACCAGTCTCAATAGTATTCTCTGTTTCTTTTAGATCATTATCTTTATTAAAATATTCTTTAATTGCTTGTAAACCAGCAGTTATATTAGATAAGAACTTGCTGTTATCACTATCATTAACTACACTCTTTTTCTCTTCGGAAGCAAGCGATGACACACGATCAGCAATGCTATCATAAGACTTAGCAACTTTATCAAATGCTCTCTCTAATATGTTTGGTGTTTTTTCTTCCCCAGCTGATTCTAATCCAGGAATCGTAGGTTGATATGGTGTTTCGGGTTCGACTGGTGTTTCTGCTGGGTTGACTCTATCTAATACAGCAGAAAACCTTTGCTCTTTTGTTAAAGCAGGGTCGTTAGCAGCAGAAGGATCCTTAGAGAATGTTCCTTTCAGTCTTCTTGCTCTATCACCACCAAACTCAGACATCATTGACTTGAAGAAGAAGGATCCTTTCCTACCTCCCTGTTGTTCTGTTAAAAAATCTAACCTCTCTTGCTCTTCGTCAGTGAGACTTTGTTTTTCCTGTAAAGATTTAATTTCTTCGTCTCTTGATTTTCTTTCTGCCGCCGCCATCTTTGCAGCATTTCCTATCTTGCTAGCAATGTAACCAGAGAGTGATTCTTTATCTGAATATGGACTAGTAGCTCTAAGAAAACCGTGTGCCATTCTTTAATTACTTTCCCCTATCATATTTATCGGACACCCAAAGAAAGTCTTCTCAGTTCCTCGTATGATGTGAATGGAAGTGCTGATGTTTGAGGTTGTGAGTAACTAAAGATAGAACTAGGTTGAGAAGCTGGTGGTGCCTGTGAAAGTAGAGGGAGAGTCAAGACACTTGGTTGTGTTGGTGGGAGCAATGGTTGTGGTGGCGCAGGTTGCTGAGCAACGGGAGCGGCAGGTGGAGTAGCGGGACCAGCACTGGCATTAAAAGCAGACTGACCAGCACCGATTCTCTTAGACATTGAATCTGCCAGTTCATGTGCTCCAGCTCTTTCTACTTCATGAGCAAATCCCCTAGTCTTACTAGCAATGTCTGGACCATAAGCCATTGCCTTTTGGAATTGAGAAGTCTCGTATTGGTTGCCGCCCTTAAGTTCCCAGGCAATATAATCCAGTTGTAATCCAATGTCTTTAACATCTTTACCTTTTTCTCTAGCAAATGCTATCAATTTATTTTTCCTTCCACCCAACCATTGCATCAAACCAAAAGCACCAGACTTTGGATTGACAGCACCAGTATTGAATGAGGATTCTGCCCAAAGATTGCCGACAATAGCAGCAGCCTCTTCTCTAGTAAATCCACGTGACATTAATCCAGCCATAAGTTCGCCTGCCTTGGCAGTTTGTCCTGGTCCCAAAGGTATACCTGTAA